ATCAATAACCGTTAATGTCTGTCTATTTTAGGGACAGTCTCAGAAAGGAATCGAAATGAATACCGTCTACATCGTCACACGACCCACAGAAAATAAATTTGGGTGGACGCCAGACCTCACAGACGCAGCACGATACGGAAAGTTCTCCGTCATCTTCGAGCCAGAAGATAAACCACAGTTCAATCCAGCCGCTGCAATCAACACAGCCAGAAAGGTTATGGATGGATTCAGTGAAGATGATTTCTTGTTATGGCCCGGTGGAGGTGATCCTATCGCCGTCATGATCGCCTGCATGGTCGCAGCCGAAGAAAGCGAAATCGTCAACGTCCTGCGATGGGAACGTAACTTCGATGAGATCAGAGACAGACGCAAAGGCTGGTACATGCCAGTCAAGATGAACATGTCATAAAACTTTCTCACCTAACACACTTGCAATACACTAGGTAGTGTACTATATAGAGTGTATAGGAAATGAGAAAGGAACTTAGAAATGACCGACATCTACACAAAGCGCGCAAATATCCGCAACATTCACAAGATGAACGATATGTCTGACGCAGAGCTTTTATCTTTGGTTGCCCTTAATGAAAAAATCGCGGCAGAACACCGTGAGCCTTTCGGAAGCCTCATAGCGGCAGCTTCTGCCAGTGCTATCGCCGCAGAGGCTTTCCGCTTCTACTCAGGCCGCAACTAAATGAAGGGCGCATACGAAAGACAGCACAGCAGAGGATGGTCAGATGATGACATCCTAGACGCTCTGCACATGCGTGATGAAGGCTTCACCATGAGAGAAATCGGAAACCACTTCGGCGTAACAAAAAATGCCGTGATAGGAATGGTCAACAGGGTCATGAATGAAAGTAGGTAATTATGAGCTTATCCGTAACACACTGCCCAATGTGCAAAGGCCGCGTTAAACTTCAAGCCAAAGACTCAAGGCCGCACGAAGCATACGGCTTTCCAACAGTCAAAAGAAGGCGCGTCTGCACACAGTGCAACTTTAGAATAACAACAATCGAATTGCCCATAGAAATAGGCAATCAAGTATTCGAAGAGGAATAAATCATGATCGTAAAGTCGTGGAAATTTAAAGGATTCACATCAGACATCCCAGAATGGGTGCAGCAAGAAACCAGCAAACGCGCTGGCAATCCAGACATCTGGGTCCACACACAGCGTGGCGAAGTGCCAGCACACATAGGACAGTGGATCTCAATTAACCTGCGTGGCCACGTCGATATTCACAAAGAAAAACCAGAAAGATGGGCAAAAGAAATGATGGCAGGCACAGCATTCGTAGTTCTAATAGCCGCAGTTCTTGTCATATTCCTAGCAATGTGATGGAGGATTTCAATGTAAAAATCACCGTCAGAAATAATAGATTGCTACAGGCAGTTCTCAAAAAATATGAATCCGTAGCAGACTTGTCGCGCAAAATGGGTCGTAGTCAGGGGGCAGTTAACGCTCTTGTCGCTATGAAAACCAAACCCATTACCGAAAAAGGATGGACTAATCTCGCGTCCGATGTAGCCGCAATGGTTGAAAAAGAACCAGAACAGCTTTGGCCAGAACATCTCCAAGACATCAGGCTGTCAACGTCCACGTCAGAATTTACCATCGATATGGAGGGCGTGAAACAAATAATGTCGGATAAATCAGCAGAGAAAATGATAGCCCACTCACAAGTGTTGCAGCAACTTGATACTCGACTAAACGACACGCAGAAAAAAGTAATAGATATGCGCTTCTATCAAGAGATGACCCTAGAAGAAACTGGAAAAGTTTTAGGCTTGAGCAGGGAGCGCGTAAGGCAGATCGAATGCAAATCTCTAAGAAGAATGAGATATGATGCCAGAACTCAAGGTTACTTAAAACCAGTAAACAAAAACAATAGAAACATATGGGCAAAATTAGAAAAAACCGACGAAGGGTGTGAACTGTTTGAATAAATGTTGTCGTAATGCTGGCAATGTGATAAGCAGTACCCACTGCTCAAAGCTATGCACATATCCCTGTCGTTGCATTGCCTCACAACTAGACCCGCAGCTTTCATTTTGATTAGCCTCAACATCTGGCGGCGGGTCTTTTTTTAGCAATACGCATAGCTTTATAAATTAGATCCGCTTGGTCAGGTTTCGCACTGCAACGGCGGGTCTTTCTTTTTTCAGTGATCCGCACTACATTACAAAAAATACAGCTCACCACTGAAAAGAAAGGTTAAGTAATGGCAAAAGCCAAAAGTAAAAATCCAATGGGTAGACCCAAATTCGAGATCACGCCAGAAGTGATAAAAGAAGTCGAAGAGATGGCAGGCCGTGGATTAACCGTCAGCCAGATCGCTTCTTGTTTAGGTATTTCACCATCAACTTTCTATCTTAAACAGGCAGAGTTTTCGGAGTTTTCGGATACTATAAAAAAAGGGCAGGCAATTGGCCTCAGTAAAGTAACCAATAAACTATTTGAAAATGCTGCTGTCAAAGGCGATAATGTCGCTATTATTTATTACCTGAATAACAGGGACAAAGACAACTGGTCGAACAAACATGAGGTCGCAACCACTGTCGAACATAAAAATGTCATAGATTTAACGAGGGTGAGCGATGACCAACTCAGCGCAATTGCAGCAGCTTTTAAGCAAGCTGACACTGGAACAGGTTCAAGCGGAGCGTTACCGCAGGTCATTGAAGGAGTTTACGAAAGCAGCATGGCCGACGATTGAGCCAGGCGTACCGTATCAATCAAACTTTCACATTGATGCTATCAGCGATCATCTTGAAGCAGTCGTGGAAGGATCTATCAAACGATTGATAATAAATGTGCCACCCCGACACATGAAGAGCTTGTCTACGGCGGTTCTTCTGCCAGCCTGGAGTTGGGGCAAAGATGCTTCAAAAAAATTCTTATATGCATCCTATGCATCTAGTTTGTCGATCAGGGACAGCACCAAGTGCAGGAGATTAATTGAAAGTCCGTGGTATCAGGCCCACTTCCCACACGTCAAACTAACGTCTGATCAAAATGCCAAGCAGCGGTACGAAACGACAGCCTCTGGTCACCGCATAGCTACCTCAGTGGGCGGCGCTGCCACTGGGGATGGTGGTGATATTGTAATAATTGACGACCCAGCCAGTGCCGCAGATGCCCAGTCGGCTGCTATGCGAGACTCAGTAATCGAGTGGTGGGATCAGACAATGCAGACACGCCTTAACGATCCTAAGACTGGCGCATTTGTTATAATTGCCCAGAGATTACATGAGAACGATTTATGCGGTCACATATTGGCAAATCAACTTGGGGGAGAGTGGGATCATTTAATGCTACCTGCGCGGTATGAATTGGCCCATCCTACGCCAATGCGATCTAGCCTTGGCTTCACTGATCCACGCACAACCGAAGGTGAGCTGCTGTGGCCCGATAGGATGGACGAAAAGACAGTGAGTACCTTGGAACGGTCACTGGGATCTTACGCCACCGCTGGCCAGCTACAGCAGCGCCCAGCACCTAAAGGCGGCGGTATTCTCAAGTCGTCTTGGTGGGTTCCTTGGGAAAAAGAAGAGTTGCCAAATAATATTGAATACGTTTTGCAGAGTTACGACACTGCGTTTGAGACTAAGGAAACATCTAGCTATAGCGCCAGAACCACTTGGGGCGTGTTTAAGTATGAGGGCTATGACTGCTTGATCGTTCTTGATATGTGGTACGACAGAGTTAATTTCCCAGAGCTTTTAAAGCTGGCGCAAGCATCTTATGACGAATGGACTCCCGACGCGGTTTTGATCGAGAAGAAAGCAAGCGGAGCCAGTTTGATACAGTCTTTACGCATGGCGGGTGTTCCTGTGTTGGCTTACAGCCCTGATCGAGACAAGGTTGCCAAGGCTCATGCTAGTTCTGCATTGTTGGAAGATGGCAGGATATATTACCCTAAACGCAAGTGGGCGGATGACTTAATATCTATTTGCGCCAGTTTTCCATCAGGTAATAATTCAGACATAGTTGACACTTGCACACAGGCTTGGCTCAGATTACGAAAAGGTTTCTTTGTTAGCCACAGCCAAGATATAGAAGAAGATGAAGTGACGCAGCCACGGCGGGTGGCTATGTACGGTTGAAAAATTACTTTCCAATTGGCACTATTTCGGCTAACAACTTGGTAACTATCTGTGCAGTCTTCCTAGCGTCAGATAACTAAGACATAAGTATGATCGCACAAATGATTTTTATTAAGGGCGATGACGATAAAAAAAGGATGACAATGTATGGCTGACCCGAATGTAGTGATCCCGTTTGCTGAAGGCGCGCCATCCGATGACCTGATGGTCGAAGAGCTTCCCGATGGCGATGTTCTGATCGGTGATCCAGAGCTAGACATGCAAGAAGAGATCGATGACGCCCAGTTCGACATCAACCTTGCAGAGACAATTGGCGACAAAGAGCTGAACCGAAAGGCGCAGGAGCTGGTCAGCTTTTATGAGAATGACCGCGCTGCCCGCGCAGACTGGGAGGAACGCTACAAGGACGGCCTGCGTACCCTAGATCCAGACGGCGGCTTAGACGATGGCGATTCAGAGCGCGGCACACGCGGCTTGTCCGTGGTTGTACACCCCCTGATAGCTGAGGCAGCGACACAGTTTAATGCCCGTGCAATTGCAGAGCTGTACCCATCAGGAGGCCCAGTTAAGTCAGTGATTTTGGGTACGCCAGATCCGAAGCTAGAGGATCAGGCAAAGCGCGTCCGCGAATACATGAATTTTCAAATCACGCAAGAAATGCCTGAGTTCTTCCCCGATCTAGATCAAATGCTATTTCACCTACCGCTGATCGGTCATACCTTCAAAAAGGTATGGTGGGACGCCAATATGGATCGGCAGTGCAGCCAGTTCGTAAAAGCCGAAGATTTCGTGGTCGCCCCAGAGAGCAAGGATCTCTACACCAGCCCGCGCTATACGCACGTTATCCGTATGCCGAAGAACGACTTTAATCGCTACGTTAAGAACGGCTATTACCTGCCGACCAAATACAACGAGAGCGACAGCATTGATCCATCTGGCGATGTGATTGGCGAAATCGAGGGCGTCGATCAGTATGACGATAGCAACGATGACGTAATGACACTGCTTGAAATGCACGTCTATGATTTGTTTGACGGCATTGACGGCAATGAAATGGACGATGACGATGAGGATGACAACGCGGTTGCGATCCCATACGTGATTACGATTGACTATGAATCCCAGACCGTCGTGGCTGTTCGCCGCAACTGGAGGGAAGAGGATGAGCTGAAGCTGCGGCGCGATTGGTTCGTGTCGTTTAAGTTTCTGCCAGGTTTAGGCTTTTACGGCTTTGGCCTGTATCACATGATCGGCGGATTGGGTAAGGCGGCGACAGGATCGTTGCGCGCCTTGCTCGACAGTGCGGCGTTCTCGAACATGCAGGGTGGCTTTAAGCTGCGTGGCCGTGTTCAGGGCGGCGACATGCAGATCAGCCCAGGTGAGTTTGTTGACATTGACAGTACCGTCGATGACGTGAATAAAGCCATAATGCCATTGCCGTTCAAGGAGCCGTCAGGTTCGTTGTTCAACTTGCTTGGCTTTATGGTTGAGGCAGGCCAGCGATTTGCCAGCACTGCCGACTTAAACATTGGCGACGTTAATGCCAACATGCCAGTTGGCTCGACGGTTGCTTTGATCGAGCAAGGTTCCAAGGCATTTAGCGCAATTCACAAGCGGCTACACTACGCGCAGGGCCAAGAACTTAAACTTCTTGCGGGGCTGAACGCTGAAAATCTCCCTGATGAGTTCAGCTTTTCGCGGGCGGGAGCTGCGGAGATTATCTACCGTGCCGACTTCGATGATAGGATTGACATTGTTCCAGTGTCTGATCCTAACATCTTCTCGACAGCCCAGCGCATCGCGCAAGCACAAGCTGTCTTGGAAATGGCGCGGTCAGCTCCGCAGTTCCACGACCTGTACGAAGCCTACAAGCGGATGTATGAGGCGATCCGCATACCCAACATTGATGAGATCCTGAAGAAGCCTGAAGAGGCTGTGCAGATGGATCCAGTGGACGAAAACATGAGCGTGTTGTACGGCAAGCCAATTCGCGCTTTTCCAGAGCAGGAGCATGAGGCGCACATTGCGGTTCACATGCAGTTCATGCAAGATCCGTCACTGGCGGGCAATCCTGGCGCGGCTGCTATGCAGCCAGTGCTGATCGCCCACATTGCTGAACACGTTGCGCTGTTGTATCGCCAGCGGATGGAGGCCAGTATTCAAATGGAGCTGCCGCCACTGCCAAACTTTAAAGATCCAGACTTCAAGTTTGAGGGCATTGATCCAGAGATGGATCGCCTAATTAGCCAGCGCGCGGCGCAGGTTGTGCAGGCCGCACCTCAGATGAAGCAGATCCAAGCACTAGCGGGCGCAGGACAGCAGGAGCAAGCCAATCCACTGCAATATGCACAGCAACTAGCGCAGCTTGAGACAGAGGCCCTGAAGGCCCGCACACAGGCCCAGATACAGGCTGACCAAGCAAAGGCTAAGTCCAGCATTGAGATCAAGCAGGCAGAGGCCCGTCAGGACATGGAGATCGACGCAGCCAAGGCGCAGGCCGACATGCAGGCCAAGGTAATGAAGCTAGAGGCTGACTTACAACTTGAGCGTGAGAAGAATGCAGCGAAGATCCAGATGGAGGCGATGAAGAATGCTCCCCCAACAATCTTATAATCCTCGACAAATAAATCAGGTGTCTGACATGCTTCCACGCCTGCGCCCTGATTTATTTGGGGCATTGCCGCAGGAAGGCCCACCCCAAGCTGGCGGGCCGCAGGGCGGGCCACCGCCACCAGCGGGCGGATCAGGGGGCGGTGAGCCACCGATGGACATGAACAAATACCTGATCGACAAGGTCATGGAGATTAAGGCCCGCATGGGCAGCGGCGAGGGCATGGGCGCGTTAAGTGCTATTTCAGAAGCTGCCATGCAACCGCCGCAACAACAGCCGCAACAGCAACCACCGCAGCAACCACCGCAGCAACCACCAATGAGGGCATGATGAACACATTTATGGATCGCGTGAACGTAATCGTTCAGAAAAGCCAAGCCCCTATTAACCAAATGACTGCGGCTCCGAATGTATCATACCCTGACACGGGAATGGGCGCGTTAGAGAACGTGGCTAATGGCGTCCCACGGCAGACAATGATTTCCAATCAGCCACATATGCTGGCGTACATTAATCCGCAGGAAGAGCAGGCGCTTCGTGATATGGGTGGCTCTGGATTACCGGGGCCGGGCGGCATTCCTGCCTATGATCACGGAGGTTTTCATTGGAATGATACTAGCACTTATAATTTAGATTCCATTGGGCAGAGTATAAGCGATACAGCAAGCAATGTTGGAAGCTCTATCAGAGATACTGCTTCTAATGTTTATGATACTGTCAGCACTGTCCTTACGGACACTGGAAGAGAGATTATTACTGGCGGCGATGCGACCACAGGTACTTATAACAACACAACCAGCCAAGATGATATTGACAAAACCGTTGCGGCAAACGCAGGATCTTCTTTTAATAATGGCCTCATAACTGGTGCGGATGGTAACACAATATCTGTCGGCACAAACGTCAATGCCGATACGTTTACTGATAATACTATTACTACAGGTGTAGGTACACCAGGTGTAGGTACACAAAGTGTTGTATTCCCAGCAGATGAGCCACTCGTTCCATTGTCAGACGTTGATTTTTCAGCAAATGTCACTTTAGACAATGGTCAATCAATTCCTGTCACGCAATACGTTGATGGAACGGTTGCCTATTTTCCAGATGGAGCGGGTGGTCAGAGCTTCTCAAGTCGGGCTGCTGTAAATCAATATTTAGGCATTGGCACAGCAGGCACTGACACAACTACAATTGAGACAAGTCCAATTGAGACAAATCCAATTGAGACAAAAGACACAACAAGCGCAACAGACATAACAACAGGCGCACTGGCTACTGTAGGGACAGCCATTCCTACTTTTGCCAATTACTATGATGCGATTGACGCAGGTTATCTTAATAAAGAAGTAATAATTAATGGGCAGAACGTCATTGCTGAAACGGCTGACGGTTATACAGGGGCAGGCGAAGTTGCCACAGGCACAGGCGCTTTGCCAGCGGGTGACACAACAACCACAGGCACAGGCGCTTTGCCAGCGGGTGACACAACAACCACTGGCAGCAATACTTTTCTCCAAAACCTGACAAACATTGTTACGTTTGCAGGCAACAAGTCATATGTTAACGGCGTAGAAATCACTGTTAACAATGCTGGGCAAACTTTTGCAAACTGGGTCGATGGCAAAGACAATTTAGAATATCAGGATAACGTGCTTTATGACTTAACGACAGGTCTGCCAGTTGTCGGTACGGAGGCTGAAGATGCGTTTTTCAATACTGGATACGATGAAACGACTGGCACTTATGAGAATCAAGACGCGGCAGCAACGTCAGACAGTTTTATTGGCCCGATGCCTAATTACCAAGATATAAACGGCGTCGTTCATAATTCTCAGGAAGAGGCAGATGAGGCAGATCGTGAAATAGGCAGAATTGCCGCTGCCGCAGTTATAACTCCAACAGATGAGAGAATTGCGCGTGAAAATGGTATACATATACGGAGGGCGCGCCCAAACGCCGCGGCAATTTATTTTGATAGGTCTGGAAATCCACACGCATCATTACAGGAAGCTTTAGATTCAAATGCGACCCTTGTTGTAACCGATGCAGGCAGCGTAACCACTGAGGCAGCGGGCGCGCTACCTGCCGCTAATGTTAACATGACTGGTCAAAATACAATGCGGGAGGTATTTGCCAACTTATTTACGATTGGCGATAGTGCCTTTTACGAGGGCGGTACTTTGTATGGCTACGACAAAGACGGCAAGGTAATAGATCTGACGGGCGGCGGTGAGACTTTTGACAGGCTAACTGGCCTATCAAATTATGTTTATGGTGTGTCTGATGATCCCAACAGCGGCGCGGCAATTGATACGACTGGCATGACGCAAGACGAAAAAAACGTGGCCATAGCAAAGAAACAAATGCTGTATGATATTCCGCCTAGCGATTTGGCGTACTTTGCGTCGTTCCTTCCAAATCTTATGATGCCGCAAGGTATCGTGGGTGAAATAGCGCAAGTGGCTTCGTTTTTCGGCGGCGGCATAGGCGACTCAATGCTGAAGGGTGGAATTGAGGATCGCCGCGCTATTGTGAATCAAGAGGCAGCGGCCTTGGAGGCTGGAGCCACGCCAATATTTAACGAGGCTGGTGAATACACTGGGCATGACACATCTACCATGATGACGTTTGCTGACAAGGTGTTAGCATCCGATGATGTTATGAAGTTCATGCCGCCATCTTCTACATCTACTGACTACACAGTGACGCAGGCAGACATTGATGAAATTAATAGAATTAACCAAGAATATGGCGGTGAAAATAGCACCTCTATAAATTCATTGGTTGACCTTAAGGCAGGAAACAGCGGCGATGCAACAAGCGACGATTACTCTGATATATTTGTACAGTCTGACGGAAGTTCACTAAAAGTAGGGGATGTTATAAGCACAGGCGACTTTACAAATGATGCTTCCCAAGCCGATGCTGACGGTGATGGCGTTGATGATTCTAAGCGTTTTGAAACAGTATTTAATGTTCAATCTACTGCCGCTGCCGCTGATCCAACTGGTATGAGTACAGAAGATGGCTTTATTACCAGCGAGGGGACAGAGTATTTTATCAACGGGGATGGTAGTGTCCAAGAGGTTGTAGACGGCGTAATAAAATACGAAGAAGCAGAAAGCGGCGAGAGCGTAGAGAGCGTTTATGGCCTTGAAGACGATGAAGAAGACATAGTGATAACCTCGCCCAGTGACGATGGCAGTGACAGAGCGGCTGTTGCTGCCAGTATATTCAAGCGTTACTACAGGGGCGGCAGTGGCGCGGGGTTACCTGCGTGGCTACAGAAATACGCTTCTGGCAAAAACATAAATCAGTTGTTAGAAAAGGTGACAGTAGAGGGCGAAGTGTACTATAAGACTACTGACAAGCCGCCTAGGTATATTAAGGAAATTGAACTTGCAGGCGCTGTTGAAGGCGACGTGGAAGAACCCAGCGCAGATAATGAAGAATAACATAGGAGGCTGATATGGCTGTAGACGAAATGCAAATGAACCCTGACATGATGCTTTTTCAAGACATGGTTCAAAAGATCACACCTGGCGACATGAGCAAGGAAGCCGAAGACGGCCTTAGAATGCTTCTTGAGCGTTTAAAGGGTGGCGGCGCTATGACAGAAAAAGAGCGCGAGATGTTTGGAAGCGTAATTGGCGCTATGCCAAGGACGATGCCGCGCGGTTCAGGATCAACAAGTGACGCCGAAATGGAAATGTTTAACCAATCTATAGGCGCTAACCAGCCTATAGGCGCAATGTCTGATCAAGAGATGAAACGCACATACCAAGTTGACGATGGCATGGAGCAAATGATGCCAAGTCAAATGGCGGACATGCAACGATCTGGTGCGATTACGCCAGACAAAATGACATACATGATTGACGGCCAGCCTATGGAAATGGCAACATCGACATATGACGAAGCTGTCAGGTTGGGCATCATTACGCCAGACACTGTTATGGAAAACATTGACGGCATGGAAATTGCGCGCCCACCGATGGCTCCAGAGCAGTCACTGCGCCCAGAATTACGGCCAGAACCAATGCGTCCACGGATGCGCCCAGAAAACTTAGGAGGCTGATATGGCTGAAGTAAACGTAGAAAATATGGAAGCAAACGCAGACCTGTTTATGGAAAAGATGGGTTTTGCACACACCTCTGACGGCCTTGATTTGAGCGACGATCAGTTGGTGAACTTCCTGCTGTTGTGCCACCACACAATGGTTGGCATTGGCGATGACGATATGCACGATGACGAAGACATGTACGAAGATGTCGAAGAGGAAATGATGGAAGTGCCGCACGGCAAGGATGTCAAAGTCAAGGTTATGAAGCTGGACGGCGGCAACGTGCATGAGATGATGAATAAACTTCTAGGAGGCTGACATGCCATATAGCAAATATTCTCCAAAGCAGAAGAAGCTGGCTGCGGTTGCAGGCAATAAGAAAAAGATCACGGCTGCTGATCTGAAGGCTGTTCGCAAGAAGAAGAAGAAAAAGTAATGGGCGCAGGCACACCAATAAAATTAGGCATTAAAGGCGCGGTTGGTGTTTTTGAAACATTGGGTGACGCTTTTAAATCTGGCGCAAATGAAGTAGGCGAATACGTTACTACGCTAGGTGAAAAGATTGGTGTTTTAGGCACAGTCCCTTATGACCGTGTCGGTGCAGATTTAGCAGCCAACATTGCTAACGATGTATCTGCGCGTGAAGTTGCGGGCTTACCCTTTATACCTGACGCGGGTAACGTCACAGGCGTTAAGAGTATGCAACCTAGAATATTGGCACAGCATCAAAGCCAAGGGCTTTTGTCTAATGAGCTAGTACCTCCACAACAATCAACTATTGCCGATCTTAAAGGCAGGACAGTGATGAGTATTGTTGGTGATCCCACTGGTAGGCAAACTGTCACTGGTGTTGATGGGGATATGTTTGAAACACCAGTAAATTCTATGGCTGGGTTTCAATACACAGATGTTCCAGGTCAAGGCTACGCTGGTGCTGAAGGTGCAACAAGTAGTAAATTAAACGAGGCTTTAAAAACCGAAGATCCTTTTTACATGAGCATATTAATGGCTGAACGGTCAGGCGATTTTGCCATGCATACGGGTTTAATTCTTGGTGAGATGTTTAAAAACGCACCAATAGCGGCAAAGAATGTTAGTAAAATTGATGAGGCTATTAGAAATATAGGTAAACCTATAACCGTAAAAGTTAAAGACGCTGACGGTGCATTTATTAGAAACGCCGATGGAACATTTAAAACCCAAGGCAAGACAATATACCCATACCAAAATTTTACTTCTGTCTCTGATCCAAACGCAATTTCAGAATATATTAAGAATTTACCAACTGGCACAGACAGGGCGTACTTTCTTAAAGGTCTAGACAAGGGCGGTTTGCAAAAGATGGGCGTCCCAAAAGTCGGAGACGCAAGACTTGCAGCGGCAGATCCAAATCAAATTGGAATGGATTGGGGTACAACTGGGTATCGAGGTTTTGTGCCAAATTTAGAAAGAGGCCCGTTTCCAACTACAGCTCGACAATCCACTACTTATGACACTGGTATTGATAAGATTGGCCCATCGCAGGCTTTTCTTGAAGAGGGCCGTGGTATTCCTGC